ACTGCCACCGCCTCCACCACCAATAGCAAATAAATTTAAGCTACCTGCAGTGATACGTAATTCTACGCTATCGCTAAGGTTAAAGATTTGAGGAGCAGTGCCTTCTTGACCACGCACAACAGTAAGGACATCACCAACACGTTCAATACATTCCACAATCTCTGATACTTCAGGGTTATTGACTTGTACTAAAGTCAACATGAAGTAGTCGCCAATAGCAGGCTGTGGGAAGTACTGACCTGTGCCTGCAGTAAGTTGCAGAATAGTATCGGTAGGCGTAATAGCTCTAGCTAGTACGGTAGAAGCATTGTTTGTAAATAAAGGACGTGACATTGAATTATCCTACTGTAATAGTGTTTACTAAAAAGCCATTGACTAAACGATTAGTGCTATAGACTTTAATGAATTGGTCTTGTGGTTCTGGTCTTGTCCAAGGAGGTGCTTGGTAATCTGCTACACCACGAACGAAATCCTCTGGCTGTCTCGGCTCCCAATCATCAGGGCAGACCTTAAGACCGTCCCAACGTTGACGTAAGTCTGTAGCACGCATCTTACGACCACAAGCGTCGCAGAGTACTGCCCAGTCACCACGGTCATAACGAGAAAAATAACTCATACTTGAGAAGCGTCGTAGATAGTTAAGTCACCTACACCAACATAGGTGTTTGCTAGTGATGTAGTAATTGTCATCTCTAGACGATAGGTTACTTCAGCTAATCCTGCAACTACTCGTTGGGAAGCAGTCTTATTAACAATAATGGCAGTAGACTGTAGAATAGAAGAAGGACTAGGGTCTACTCCGTTCATCACAATAACAGTACAAACTGCCGTCAGAATAGTCTCTGCAGCAGTTAGAACCTGCGTAAAGTCAAAAGTGAATAACTCACTTTCAGTAGTAATCTTGTAGGAAAATGACTCAGCCATTAAAGTTTCCGATATAACATTATAACACGATTTTTAACAAAAGACAAGGTTTTATCAGCCTTTTCGACTAAAATATCTCTGTCTTTAACTACCATTGTCATTAACTTCTTAGGCCCGACAATGAAGGTAAACTTGGCTACAGCTCCAAACTTCTGGATAATAGCTGGATACAATTTAACTGCTATGTGACTTACTACAGATAACAACTTTTCTATTAATTTAGAAAGAGTTACAGTGTGTGTAGAAACAACACTTAACAGCTTTGGTATTGCTTTGGTTAAACTAGCTGTAGAGCTAACTACAGTCTGTAAAGTCTTATAAAAGAAGAAATGTACAACAATAGTAACTGTACTTGAAACATTAGTTATAACTCGTTTTCCTGCTTGTTTAAAGATAGTAGCTAAGCTACTTACTGCCACAGATAGTGTCTTAGATACTGATTTAAACAAACTAGCTGTCGAAGTAACCAGGACTGAGAAAGTACGGCTAATTGCTCTACCGATGGTTATTGAACTTACTACAGTTATTGATAAAGCTACTAAGTGCATTGCTATGTCGCTAAGCACCACAATGGTGTGCTCAACAACGGTAGTCATAATCTTACTTATTGCTCTTCCAATAGTCACAAGGCTATTAACTGTTACAACTAAAAGCTTAATTGGTACTTTAACCAATGTAGCTACAGATGTAGAAATAACACTTAATAGTTTTGTTGCTGACTTGATGATACTTGCTGTGCTTGTAGAAGTCACAGTTAAGGTTCTGAATCTAGATACTAATTCGCTGATTGTAGCGTAGCTGCTAGACAAATAAGTAATAAACTTATTGGTAGTTCTAGTAATAGTAGCAGTCGACGTAGACAAGAGTGACTTAATAACTGCTATAGCTCTCTTTATAGTAACTGTCGAAGTAACAGCATAAGTTAAAGTTTTAAACAAACTTTGAAGCTTACTGATTGTTACTGTCGACGTTACTGCGTAGCTAAGTGTTCTTAGTAACGCTAATACTTTAGTAATGGTACTAGTACTCGTAGAAGTAACAGTCAATGAAGGCGTTAACGTGATGTTATCGCCATCATTAATTGCTACTCTATCTATACTAGAACCATTGATTGACATTAACTAAACTGGCATTTAAATGTAAACTGAATTGAATCGCTAGTATTCAAAGGAATGCCTGTAAAGTCACCCTTAACAAACAAGTTACCAGAAGTAGAAGCATCAAATAAACCAGCATTAGTGATTGTCTCACTTGTACCAGCAGTCTGAGTTCCTACAACTTGGAATGTATCGTTTGTTGTGGATGTTGTAACTTGAGAAGTAGTTCCACTAACACGTGGCGTTACCTCTGTAAACAAAGTTGTATCTGTTGCACCAGTCGTACCTGCACCTGTGCCCCAAGCCACATACTTAGGCTGGGTAGCTGCACCACCGTTAAGGTAGTTGGTTACGATGGCTTTTCCAGTATTAACTAGGAGTGTAGCCATTTTTTAAATCTCCAAATGATTCTTTTGATTGGATTCTTATGCCAATAATCTATAACGCCAAGTTCCTCCCTAGTGCCATCAGCACGAACGATGGTGGCAACTAGCTGGATTTCCTTAGCGTTTAGATTAGTTTGCATTAAGTGTGCTGTTTAACCAGCTCAAGAATAATTGTAAAAGTCAGTGTTTGACTTGTTCCTTCATAGTCAAAGCTTGAAGTAATACCGCCCGTAGGTGCTGGAGTACCATTATTTATGATACCACCAAAACGGAAAGCATCCACTTTACCACGACCTGCTAAGTTCCAAATAATCTTATTACTAGAAGGAGTAGTATCTTCCCATAATAGATTAACTGTTAAAAGGTCTTCTACGTCATAAATAATCTTGTTAATACGGAGGCGATTAGCCTTTACTCCGTTAATATCAAAATCACTTAATGAAGAAGGAAGAACAATTTGCTTATAAGCTGCATCAGTCGTTGTTAAAGTACCTTCATACTTAATAACTACGTTACGAGGGCCGTCTACTAACGTTTGAATCGATGTAGTAGTTGTCATAGTAGCCCCTTATTAACGTGTGGTTTCTTCGGCAATAATAGCGTAGTCGATAGTAACTGTCTCGGTAGCAACTGGAGTCAGACCAAAGAAAGGCGACATTAAAGCGTTACTGATAGTAGTACTAGCAGAACCGATAGTAACACCTGATACACGAGCAATCATGTTGTCAGAAACAAACACTTGCAAGTCAGTACCATCGTAGTAGAAACCTACGTCAAGGTACGTATCAGCAGCAACAGTAGTAATACCTGTAAGCAATGTTGTAGAAACGTTGTTAACTACAGAAACCAAGTTCAAAGAAGTTGAAGAAGCTGGTTTGGTAAAGTATAGACGGTCAGTAGTAGCAATAGTGCCACCGCTAACTTTAGACATACCAAAGTTCAATACCATAGCACCTGCAATAGCAGAAGCTTTTAGACGGTGTAAGAACCAGAACTTATTGCCTGCAATAAACTGGAACGAAGCAGCAGTACGATACACAGAAGCAGCAGTAGCGGATACTGGTGTCAAAACACCAATACCGTTTAAGCCATCAGCCAATGCAAAAGCAGCACCGCCAGTGATTGTACGAGCAGCAGCAGCACCTAAGTCTGTGAAGTCATTTTGATATGTAAATACGCTTACGCCTGGGTCAGACGTGGTATGGAAAGGGTCTGGCAATGGATAATCGCCTAGTGGTTTGCCTTTAGCAACGGTGGCAAGACCGTATGTAAATCTTGTTGGTGTGCCCATTTGTATCTCCTAAAAGTGATGGGTTCACGTCAATTAAGACGTTTAGGATAAGAAAGTGTTACGAGTGATTTTTAATACTAGCTACAGGAGTCATGCGTTTCTTTTTAACGCCAGACAACTGACCGCCTTGATTCTCTACTGCTTGGGTGTTACCGAGACCTTTTGGTGCTTTTGCTTTTGGAGCAGCCATATTACTAGGCTTATCTTTAACAACTGCATTCTTAGGCTCTTTAATAATTGGATAGTCCATTATTCATTCCTAGTAAGGCGGTGAGGAAAGAAACGTTTTAAGTTCCTAACCCCACCATTATAACATAATCTAGTTCTCTTGTAAAGAACTATTTAGTCATTAATCTAGTAAATAGTTGATAGCTTCTGCAAGAAATTTAGGATTATCTCTAAAATTACCTAAACCTTGATTACAGCTCATACACAACAATCCACGAACTTTCTTAGTTGTATGGCAATGGTCTACTGCCAGATTTCTAGGTTGTTTCGTTCTGTTATCTATGACTGTTTCAGGGCTTTTGCATATCATACAAACACCGTTTTGTTTTTCTAACATTTCGTTGTACTGTTCTAAAGTAATGCCGAAGCTTTTCTTTAAATCAGTACTTCGTACTCTGTTAGGATATTTTAAGCGGTATTGCTTTTGATAAGCAGCAGCTTTAGCTTTTTTATCCATAATTTCTTAAGAATCAACTACTTACAATCAAGGACCATTCACGCCATATACAGCACGTGGGTCTGACCAACCGAAACTATAACGCTCATAGCCTTTAGCTTTAGCATTCATAGTGTCAAAGTCATTGTCTTGGTCAAATGTGATACCAACACGTTCATAGTATTTCATACCATTTTGGATGTTAGTACGCAAGAACCAAGCATGTGGACTTGTAAGGTAATGGTTCATAGTGATACCTTCTGGGATGGCATTAGTTGCCTTCAGAACGTTGATATCGTTATTTGCAGTACCTGATTGGAATACAGACTTCAGAATGCGGTTAGCGTTGTACCATTCTTGACGAGCTACAATCAAAGAACGTGGCATTACGTTAATCAACAAACCACGGTCATTTTGGAAACCCATGATTGCGATTGTTGCATCTTCCAAAGAAGCTTCGGAGAGGTCAACAGACACAGTAGGGGTATTAGCAAAAGTACCACCAGAAGTATTTGGATGAGCTGTAGAGCACAAAGGTTGAGCATCACCACCTGTGTAGGTAGCATTGAACGCACGATTGTAAACGTTAGCACCAATATTTTCTTTGGTTTGACGGAAAGACATAGCTAAAGCAGCAGCACGACGCTTAGAAACTTGCTCATACAAATTGTCATCCAACTCTTCTTTAGTTACGATGTAACCAAGAGCGTATGCAACGTGTGTGTAGCGAGTTACGAAACCTTGAACTTCTGAATCATACTGAACGCCTTGACCTTCAGATTTAACAGGAGCAAGACCAAATCCAGTTAACTGAACGTCTTCCTCGTAGTTTTGATGTGAAGTATCTTTGTCGAACAAGTGAATATATTCTTCAGGATGTTCGTCGTAAGTTTGACCCCACCAAGCTTTAACACCAGGCCATAGGGCCTTTGGGTGAGTACCAGTTGTAATTACACCAGCCATTTTTTATTCTCCTATTAAGCGCCGAAGGCTTGTAAATATTGGTGTTTATTAAACTTCACCAAAACGTTATTGTAAGCACCAGGAACATTGTTTGGCTCTTGGTAGAGACCAACAACTTGGAACATGGAAGCTGCAGTAGCAGAGCTATCGCAAGTTACATAAGTGCTTGAGAAAGGTGAAGACTGGGCCAATGTTGAAGTCTGGTCAGCAGTGATTGTTGGAACTGCAGTAGCACCAACTTTAGCATCTGCAGAAGCGTTAGCTTGAACAGAGTAAATTACAGCAGGGTCAGTGATAACATAAACATAGGTATATGAACCAGCACTTAAGCCAATCCAGAGTTGTGCTAAGTTTAAGTTAGTACCTTGCAATGAAACACCTGGGTTAGCTACACGAATGGAAGCAATAACACCTAGTGGAACGGAAGCAGCTACAGCTTTAGTAACGAGTGGAACACCATTAGCATCATTACCGACAGCAGACTTCACAACATCGCCAATAGCGTATGTGTTGGATGCGTCGTTAGCGATAGCGTAAAGTACGCCTTGCTCGTTAAAGGGTGCACCAGTGATTGTGCCAACTGGCGACAATCCTGTTACGGCATTTACGTTTGCCATTTTTTTTCCTTAATTAGAAAGTTTTAAAATTTAATACCAGCATTGTAGAAACCTGTGGAGTCTACGCCAGGTGTATTACCACCACGGATTGCTGCATCGGTTTTGTCGTTACGCTCTTGTAATTGACGTTGGTCCTCAAGCCACCACTCTTCTTTGATTTTCATCAAATAAGCATACATTGGGTCGCCCTTCTCACCAGCCCCTACTAAGAACCTAACCTTATCTCCTACATCGGTGTTACGTGATGTAACATTATCCGTAACGCCACCTACCTCGCTAGGGTGAACAAACTCATAACCGTTTTCAGTGGCATTCTGGATGCGCCCAGGCGTGTCATTGAAAATATGCAAGTGATACCCTTCAATTTGGTTTCCTACTTGCAGCTTACCTTGAGTCCCATTAAATACGCCTTTTTTACGTTCACGTGGACGCTCTACCTTAGTAGACTCTGGTACAGCTTTAACTTCTTTTTTAATTTCAGTCATGTTCTTTCTCCCTTAATCCCATTCATATTCTGCAACATAAGCTTCTTTGGTCATAAGACCTTGCTTAACGAATTTATCACACGCTGCTTTAGCTTCTGCAGGTAAGTTGTTGTAAGATTTCTTTCCAGTACCCACTGATGGTCTAGCTGTCCCATTAGAGGAGCCTTCCATTGGATTCTGTACTCGTTTCTTACCAAACTTCTCTGGTAGCATTGCTGTAAGCTCCTCATCTAGTTTATCCAAGAAGGCTTGACCGTTAAGGCTAGGGTTCTCACGACGGAGTTCAACACCTAATCCATTAGCAATACCAGTCATTCTTGTATCTTTACCAAACCAGTCATTTTTCTCAATCCATGTATTTAAGATTGGGTCAGTAGTGACTTGTGGAACTTCTTTAGCTTTTTCTTCAGCTTCTTTTAAGTCTTGTTTTGCTTCTAGACGCTCTTCTTTAATAGCATCCATGGCATCGTCAATCGCTATTGCTCTATCACCATCGCCTTGCGTAATTGCTTCACGCTTAGCTTGCTTCAGATTTTCTAGCTGACTTTCCAAGTCTTTGGTCTTTCGCTCAAATTGTTGCTTTTGAAACTCACGAAACTCTTTAGCAGTTTCACGTGCTTCTTCAGCCATCTTTTTAGCTTCACCTAATTCTTTAAGCAGTTTCTCATTGTTCTTACGAAGGATTGGCATAATC